ATTTAAAAATGGTTCAACACTAGAGAATGTTGCGGCGTCTGAAAAAACAAGAGGTAGACGTTTTAATAGTGGATTAATGGAAGAATGTGTAGGTATTGACCAAGACATTCTTAATGAAGTTCTTATTCCTACACTTAACGTTGACCGCATGGTTCAAGGTCAAACAGATCCAAATGAACAATTAAATAAATCTCAAATCTTTGTAACAACTGCAGGATATAAAAACACATATAGTTATGAAAAATTAATTGAGATTTTATGTAGATCTGTAGTGCGGCCAAAGGATGCAATTGTCCTTGGCGGTAGTTGAAGAGTTCCTGTAATCTTTGGACTTTTGGATAAAAACTTTGTGCGGGACCTTAAAATGGACGGCACATTTAATGAAGATTCATTTGAACGCGAATACGAATCTAAATGAACTGGAGATATTGAGTCTGCGTTCTTTAGTTCAGATAGATTCGATAAACAACGTAAAATTAATATGCCAGAATGAAAATATTCTAACAAAACTTCAAAAGATGGATATTATGTAATGGGTGTTGACGTTGGTAGATTTGGTTGTACTACTGAAGTAGTTATAATTAAAGTAACTCCAGGTGCGGGCGATATTCCGCGCAAACGTATTGTTAATATTTATTCTTTTGATGAAGAGCACTTTGGTTTACAAGCGCTAAAATTAAAAAGAATTTTTCAGCAATATAAGTGCCGCGTAGCTGTAATTGACGGTAATGGTCTAGGTGCGGGCCTTGTAGATATGCTTACTATGGATACAATTGATCCTGACACTGGTGAAACACTTTATAATTGAGGTGTTATGAATGATGAAGATAATAAGTATCGTAATATGAAAACAGATGATACTATAAATGATGCAATGTATATTATGAAAGCTAATCAGGTATTAAATTCTGAAATGTATGCTTATTGTCAGACAGAAATTAATTCTGGTAGAGTGAATTTCTTAGTAGATGAATCTATTGCAAAAAATAAATTACTATCTCAAGCACAGGGCAAGAAAATGAGTCAATCTCAACGTGCGGATTACCTTATGCCATTTGTTCAAACAAGTATTCTAAAAGATCAAATGCTTAATCTTGTTTATGAAAATGATGGCGCGCATATTATTTTAAAACAAGCATCTAAAAAAATTAAGAAAGATAAATTTTCTGCATTAATATATGGATTGTATTATTGTAAATTACAAGAAGATGCGCGATCTAAAAAACGTAAACGAGATATTTCAAAATTTATGTTCTTTAATTAAAATTTATGTTCTTTAATTAAAATTTGGGGTCAAAATTTATTAGTGAGCGTTCAATAAAACCATATACAATGAATAAGTAAGTTTTACTGAAAGAGGAATGTTATGATGAGTTCAGCTATGGAAGTTAAAATTCACAATATTTTAACTGATTATGATATTCCTTTTGAAGAAGAATACGAATTTGACGATTTAATTGCGTCAAGCGGTAGACACTTACGTTTTGATTTTGCCGTTTTTACAGAGGATGGTGACCTTGATTTTTTAATTGAAGCTCAAGGGAAACAACACTATACCGCTGTCAATAAATTTGGTGGGTCTAGAGGTGTTGACCGGCAAAAATATAATGATGTACAAAAACGAAAATATTGTTTAAAGCATGGTATCAAATTAATTTGTATTCCTTACTATGATGAACAACGAATTACTTATGATTATATCATGCGAGCGGCTGGATACTAAGGAGGTCGAGCATTGAGTAATACAAAAGATTTTCGTTTAGTTGCTTCAAACGAAACTGCGCGTCCTTCTATAGATTTTAATAAAATGCGAATTGATCAAAAATTATATAAAGATGATGTTACGCTAAACACTTCTATTTTTGGCAAAAGAAACAGACGCAGAATTAAGAAGCATGATGTTTATCGAGCTCTTGAAAGACAAGATTTAAAAGAGCTTAGGGCAATTTCCAATTATTTCTTCCTTAAAAGTGGTATTTATTCACGATTATGCCGCTATATGGCTTATTTATATCGTTATGATTGAATGGTGACTCCTATTCGATATGATGATAAAATTAAAGACGAAAAAGTCATTGAAGGTTGATTAAAATCGGTTACTTATCTTGATAATTCTCGTTTAAAGAAAAATTTTGGCGAAATTGCTTTAAAGGTAATTAAAAATGGATGTTTCTATGGATATAAAATTGAGCAAAAGAACGCATGTTATTTCCAAGAGCTTCCAATTGACTATTGCCGCAGTCGTTTTAAATTTAATGGGACCCCTATTGTAGAATTTAATGTTCGATTTTTTGACGACAAATTCGCAGATACAGAATACCGCATTAAAGTTTTAAAGATGTTCCCTAAAGAGTTTCAACAAGGATATATAAAGTATAAACATAATACTTTAAAGAAAGATCATAATGGTGACACTCTTGGATGAATTGCTTTAGATGCGGGTGCTGCTTTTAAATTTAATCTTAATCACACTGATGTTCCTCTATTTTTATCAATTATACCAAAATTAATTGATCTTGAGGACGCTCAAGATTTAGATCAGAAGAAGATGGAACAACAGCTTATCCGTCTTATTATTCAAGAGATGCCAATTGATAAAAATGGTGATCTTATTTTTGACGTAGATGAAGCTCGTGAATTGCATAAAAATGCTGTTGGCATGGTTGGTCAAGCAGTTGGCGTAGACGTTTTAACAACTTTTGCAGACGTACATGTTGAAGATCTTTCTGATAAAGGTAATATGTCTGCAGCAGATCAATTAGATAAAGTTGAACGAACAGTTTATAATGAAGCTGGCGTTAGTCAAATGCAATTTAACACTAGTGGCAATTTAGCTCTTGAGAAATCAATTCTTAATGATGAAGCTACTATGACAAATCTTCTTCTTCAATTTGAGGAATTTGCTGAAAGCTTATTAAAAGTTTTCAACAAAAACCCGAAGCGTCTAAAATATCAAGTACAGATGCTTCCTACTACTATTTATAATTATAAGGATCTTTCCAAGCTTTACAAAGAGCAAACACAAATTGGATTTTCTAAATTATTACCACAAATTGCTCTTGGAGAATCTCCAAGCACCGTGCTCGCGACTGCGGTCTTTGAGAATCAGATGATGAAGCTTGATGAGATATTTACTCCTCCGCAAATGTCTTCTACCGTGAGCAAAACTCAACAGTCTGGTGGCGGGAGCGGTAAAGAACCGTCTGCGGGAGAGCAAGGTGGCCGTCCAGAGCTACCCCAGGACGAAAAGTCCGATAAGACTATCGCAAATGAAGAATCACAGGGTTAACGAAAGGAGGTAAGAAAGATGGCATTAAAGAATAAATCCGAGGTAAGTATGATTCAAGGCCCCGAGTTCATTAATCTTGAGCCTCTTGATGTTAACCCTTTGATGCAGAAATGCGAAATTAAAGTCTTTTATTTAGGTCACAATCGGAATGGGTCTTATATTAATCGCGAAACTGCTTTGGAAATGTCTAAAACATTGCGGGGAACCCCAATTGTTGCGGCATTTAATAAGGACAAAGAAGATTTTGGCGATCATGGACATGTAATGCACATTGAGGACGGAGAAGTTACTTTCTCTGTTAAGACTATTCCGTATGGTTTTGTTTCACCTGATGCAGAAGTTTGATTTCAAAATTTCACTGATACAGATGAATTTGACAACAAAGTTGAACGTACCTATTTAATGACAACGGGTTATCTCTGGTCTGGTCAATTTGAAGAACTCACCAAGGTAATTAATGAAGGACAGCCGCAATCAATGGAGCTAGATTCCAGCTCACTTCAAGGACATTGGGCGACTGACAATAATCTTGGTGTAGATTTCTTCATTATTAATGACGCAACTTTTAGTAAGTTGTGTATTCTTGGGGACAATGTTGAGCCCTGCTATGAGGGAGCCTCTGTAACGTCTCCAGAGGTCAGTAAGAATTTCAGTAAAAATACTGAATTCCAACAGACCCTATTTAGCATGATGAATGACTTACAAACAGCTCTTAATAGTAAAGGAGGGTTGAACATGTCTGAAAATGAATTACTTAATGAATCTGCGGAAACTGTCGAAGAGCCCGCGCTCGAGCACGAGCTAGACATCCCTGCGGACGAGGCTGCCAACGAAGAGCCCGCGCCTGCGGAAGAAGAGTTTGCTGAGACAGACTCCGCTGATACTGATACGGTTGCAGAAACCGTTGAAGATATAGCTGACGAATTTGTTGATAGTAAAAAGGATGAAGAAGACGAATCTGATGACAAGGACGATGATGAGTCTGATGAAGCTGATAATGACGATGATAAAAAGAAGCCAAATAATCAGCACTCCTTAGAAGAGTTTGAAGCTTTACAGGCTGAACTTGATTCTCTTCGCGCAGAGATCAAGGAACTCCGTGAGTTTAAACTTAATGTAGAAAATCAGCAGAAAGATGCTTTAATTGCTTCTTATCATATGCTTTCTGATGAGGATAAGGCTGAAGTTATCGCTCATAAATCTGAGTTTAGTCTTGATGAGATTAAAGCTAAGTTAGCTGTTATTTACGTTGAAAAGAACGTTAATTTCGACATGATTGATGGTCAAAAAGAGGAAGTAGAAGATTCTACTCCAACAATGACTTTCTCTCTCGACGAAGAAGCATCTGAGGGCGTTCCTGCTTTCATCGAAGCGCTTCGTCATACAGTTAAATAATTGAAGGAGGTTGTAATATGGCTATTACAATTAAGCGTGATGGTTATGGCCAAGTAGAGCCAAATCATCTCTCTGCTCCTCGTGATGGTCGCGTCTATGCGCAGCTTCCCGCCAATGAGGATATTAAAGTCCTTGAAAACGGCATGTTCGTTAAATATGACTACGCCGCAGGTGAAGTCAATTTTGACGGCGACGGCGCTTGGATGCTCGTTTATAACGAGGAAAAGCTCTATGATGAGCGCTATCAGATGCACAAGCATTGGGCACAAAAAGTCGAGGATGCCTATGACGGCAAGATTTATCCTCGTGTCTTTGGTGTCGTAGCTGGTGATATTTTTACAACTAATACATTCGCAGATGATACTGAGCTTTCTGTCGGAGACGACGTCACTCCTGGTGAT